TAGATGATATAATAATATCTTCCCCTAATAATGCTGTTCTAGTTTGAGTAATAGTACTTGATAGATAATTATCATATTGAGGACTTTTTACTGCTCCAATAGGTATATTATTAGATCCACTAAGACCCAAATCAATATTATTATAATCAGCAAATGTATTGTTTTGAGAACCAGGTAAACCATATAATAAACTTGAAGTAGCAACTAAACTACCAGATTCACTTCCAAAATAATTAGAATAATAAAGTTGCATCACACTTGAATAAACAGAATTAGTATTCAATTTATTTACAAATCCTGTAAAATTTTGAGATCCTGAATCAGTAGATCCAAAATTACCATACCATATAGATTGTTGGGAAGTTTCAAATATTAATTTATTAGCTGGGGGTTGAGTACCAAAATAAACTTCAATTCCTACATTAGATGCAGTCATAGCATCTCCTGTAAATCTAAATCCTTTATTAGCAGAAAAAGGAGTTATTACAATATCCTTTGTAGTAAATTGTTTGTAAGCTGACATACATTTTAGTAATCTAATTTAACTCTAACAAGTAATTCTTTTGTGAAATCTTTAACTAATGGTCTACTTAGTTTAGCTACAGCACATAATTCATTAGAACCATTATATAAACCTACTGTTGTAATAAATGTTTGTGGATTATTATACATAGTATTCCATAATACTTGTCCCGTTGATCCTGAAACAAATGATGGGTTTGATGAGTAATTAAATTCTGAATTTTGGGCTCTTACAAAGTAAAAATCAGATGCTAATGTTTCTTGAGAATTTAAACGGAAGAAATTACCACCAAATACACTTTGAGATATAGCACCATTTAATCTAGACATATTATTATCATTTTGGTTTGAGTTTCTTAATGTACCTAAATTAATGCCTCCGTCAGTTGCAAATGGTTGATTACCATCTAATGCAGCGGCATTTAGTAATATTAATCCTACATCAGGTAAAAATAAACCATATGATCCAGAATCAGGTGTAAAACCATTAGCATTTAAGCCTGTGTAAACTGCTCCTTCTGATCCTGAAACTACTTGGTAAACTCTTCCGGCATTTCCAAAAACATTTCCAGTACTAATTCTACTATTATCTGTTAAATGTAAGGTTACACCTCCATTTGCAGGCGATCCATTTGCACCATCAGATCCCGATAGGGATAAAGCCATTGTACCTAATGCTAATGATTCTTTATATCTAGCCCTTTCAATAGCTATAGCATAAAAATAAGATGAAGAATAATTTCCAAATATAAAAGGATCTGTATCATCTCCTAATGCAATATTTTGATATTGTCCAAAAATAGTAGATGAAGGTGATTTACCTACAACTAAAGCATTATAATCTAAACTACCACTACCTTGTTCATCAGCATAAGCTATGTCAAATTGAACTGCTGCTGTAGTTTCTGTTGATGCTGTTTGATATACATGAATATAATATTGTCCTGAATTTGATGTTGATTGAACTGATGATGTGTACATTTCAGTTAATCTAGGTTGATTTCCACTCCATACTGTTCCTGTTTGGGAATCTACACTATTAATTATATCACCATTTGAAAATTGAGTAAAAGCTCCGTTAGCCATATTGTTTTTGTTTTATTTTGTTTTATTGCATTCCTGCTGACTTTCTTAATTCTACTGGAACTTGTATTCTAGCTCCTGTATCTCTTCCTACTAATGTTAGAGTAGCATATAATACTGTTGCTGTTCCAAATACATTTATACTAGTTGCACTTAAAGTTATGTTATTACCTGTTACAGTTTTAGAAACATTAGTTCCTAAAGTTTGTTGATTATTTAAAGCTTCATTAGCAGAAGCTCCTCCTCCTGTTACATTAGCATAAGTAATGTTAGACATAGTTGCTGTGTAACCACTTTGTTCCCCTGCAGTTCCTTCAAATGTTTGAGTTTGAGGAGTTATTGTTTCTACTTGTCCTGTTTTTAATAGAATTTTTGAATCAGAAAGAACTATAGTAGGCATTACTGCTGTTCCTCTTGGTAAAGTAACCAATTTATATTTCATTGTTTGTAACTCATTAGGAAAAGCTTCTAATACAGGCATGTTTTCAATTGCTTCACCATAATATGCTGATCCCGATGGGTGGTTAGGATTATATAAAGAATAATCTACTTCATCATCTGATAAAGAAAATTGTGTTATGTTAAAAGCATTACCACCTTGAGCTAGTAATTCTCTTCCTTTTTTAGTTAAAATAGCATCTACTGTTACTACTTGATTATTTAAATATCCCATTTTTTATTAGTATTTTATTATAAATATATGTATTTTTTATTTCTAATCCAAATTATAATTTAAATTAAATTTTATTTTAATGAATCAGGTGATGTTTGTTGAAAAACATTTTCTGATTGGAGTTTATTAATTAATTTTTGAACATTTCTTTGTTGTATATCAGTTAAATCATTAGGAATTAAATATCCATCTCCTGATAAGGTTAAAGCACCCTGTGATCCTGATGGTTGATTTACATTTAATACAACTCTATCATCAGCTTCTTGTCTTTTTCTTAAAGTCATGGCATATATTTTTCCTGTTGGAATTGGAATATCTAAAGTTGCAGGATTAGGTGTTACTTTTATTCTATCAAATAAATATCCAGGATCTATACATTGACCATCTGCACCATTGGTTGGTCTATTTATTAATGGATTAATTGATCCTGAAAAGAATTTATTATCGCCAGTAGTTTTCATACCATTAGTTGGACCTCCCCCTTTATTAGTAGTTAATATATAATTAGTACCAAATATTGCAGCATGATCTTGACCAAAAGGAAAATCTGCCCCACCACCACTATCAAATAAAGATGCAGTAATACCAATTATTCCCGTTTCATTTACTTCATCACGACTACTAACACCAACTATAGAACCACTAAGAAGCATTTCATTACCACTACTATTAATACCTAAAATATACATTGTAGTTGAGTTATTTTTTGCTGTTAAATATTTATCTTTAAGTGAACTAAAAGAATAATAACCATCAGCTGGAAGTGGATTTCTAAATGTAGTTGTAACTGAATTTGGTAATTGATAACCATTTAAAGAATAACATGCTATTTCAAATCTTACGTCAGTTATAGCATAAGTACTTATATCAAAATTACTAGTATACAAAGCTGGTGGGACTTGATCATATCCTAATACTGTAAAGTCTTGATATGTTTTATTTAAAATTGCATCGTTATTTAAATTAGGTTGATATGCATAAGATACTCTTATTTCATCACCTTTCTCTACTAAAATCTTTTGATTATCTATATCTCTATATTCTGATAGATTTGATCCTGATATATTCCATTTGAAAAAATTACTATCAAATTCTAAATCTCTTTGCGTTAATATAGGTAAAGAACCCTGACCCCATTCTGTTAAAGGTTTTAGGGCAAAAGTACTATCAAAATTCATAGAAGGTATAACTTGAGTTGCAGGTATAAATGGAAATGTTGTCATAGGAGCTCCATTATCCGTAAAAGGTATACCAGCTCCTGGAAGAGGTACAGTAATATTATCATAAGCGTTAGGATGATTAGAACCAACTGTATAATCAAACGATAAAGGATTAATATTTTTTAATGATAATAAATTATTAATTGAATTAAATAACATAAGAGATGGACCAACAACATTATAACCAGTACTTGTACCAAATAAATCTGTTGACACTGCCATTCCTGGTATTCTTCCAACATTTGGTCCTCTTAAATTAATAATTCCAACATCTTGATTTTTTTCATTTTTTGCACTTCCTGTAAATGCCATTATTACATTAGGTGAATCATAAAAAGAAGGATTACCAGCACTACCACCACTTCCAATTACAGATATATTATTAACCAAAGGAACTTGATTTAATACTAATCCTGCAGCACTCATAGAAACTATAGATGAAGTTAAATTAATGGATGCAGATTGAGGGGTGGATTCAATAGCTTCATTTATATTACCCCCCATAGATGGAGATATACCTTGTTCATAAGAATACCATTTAGGAAGATCATAAAATTGATTAGTTGTTAATAAATCTAATGCTCTTTCATTTGATTGGTATGCTGCAAACTCTATTGCTCCAGCATTTATAACTTGTGATCCCACACCTAAATTTGTGTATGTAAGTACATTACCTCCTACATTATTAAAAGTTTTTGTAGTTTGATTATATACAATGGTTGCTTTTCTTTCAGGCATAAAAGTAGAAGACATTGCTATTAAATTTTCATTACTACCATTTATTAAAGAAGAAGTAATAATTGGAGATTGTTCACTTAATATCTCTTCAAACGGTACTTGAATTAATTGATCTATATTAAAAGTAGTAGTATTATAATATTCTTTACTTTCTAAAGATGATTTAAAATGAGCAAAAAAGATTGGATTACGATCAATTACTGCTGTTTTACCTAATGAAATATCACCACCCCAACTACCAGTTTCACCATTAATATATCTAACTTTATTTTGAGTTAATAAAAATGGAGGATTAGCTAATCCTGTAATTCCTGTATCTCTAGATCTTGCTGTAAATAAACTTTCTGAAGGTATACCTGTGTAAAAGTTATAATCTGCACTTTCTAATAAACATCCATTGTATCTAGGATTTGCTGATGATAATATTGTATAATTACTTTCGGGTACTCCAGCAAATTCTAATAAATTATCATTAGTAGCTATTCCTTCAAATCCTAATTGTGAAGCAGATATAATTAATGAATAATCGTTTGGGATACCTTCTTTTAATTCTGTTCCTGGTGTTACAGGATCAAAATCCATGTCTAAAAATCTTTCATTAGGTCTACTACCACTTATATTGTTAATTATAGGATTATAAGGTGAATTTTGGAATAATTGACTTTGAGAAGGTACTATAGTAAATGCATCTCTTTCATAGAAGTGTTTAGGGCCTAAACTATTTATAGCTCTAATATAATTTACTGTAATAGTTGAGGATACATTTGAATTTAGTGAACTGTTAAAAAAGATAATACCATTATTAGTGTTATAAGCTGTACCTGCTGTAGTATTATATATAAAACTTGACACAGTAGTGGATGAATTAAAAGTACTAGGAAATAAAAGTAAATCAGTAACAGGGCCTGCTGTTAAAGGAGCTCCTGTTAAATCTGCACCTTGCAAATATTTAAAAACATCATAATTAGGAAAAATAGTTTGTGTCATTTGATTAAATCCAAGACTAAGTAGTTTATTTGTATTAAAATTATTAGCAGTATATGAGATAGAAACTTCATACTCTTGTCCTTCTTGTAAATCGAAAAAAGATCCAGTAAAAGCTTCATATCTATTAGTAAGTGTAATTCCAGTAGTATCAATAACAATAGTATTAGCATTAGTTACTGTAAATGCTCCAGTCGTACCTCTTTCACCTCCTTTTGTAAAATCAACATATGGTGGTGGTGGAATTATGTCTGGTGTTTTATCATTTCCATCAGCAAATATTCTATAAGGATTATATTGGGTTGGAATAACTTCAAAATTACTACCACTAAATTCACCATCATAAAATTCTGTTTGATGATCATCTACTTTCCACTCACCTGTAAAATCATCTATATACCAATTAACTTGTTGTGAAGCTAAAGGTTCGGGTTTTGCAAAATCAACACTTTCTCCAAAACTAATAATATATTGATCAAAAGTTACTGCAACGGTACTTACTACATTCCAATATATTCTTTCATCGGGGTATATTTCTAAATAATTATTTGATACTAATGGGGGTGGGTCTAAAGAATTAATTCCCTCAAATGTAGTACTAAATATTCCCCCTCTTTTACTAGATGTTGCTTGAAATGTTATATCTGCTGGGAAAGATGGAGCTGGGTCAAATAAACCATTCCATCTAAATTGGGATCTAAATGCTACATCTGATTGGATATAAACTTTATTATTAGAATCTAAAGCTATAGATATTTTATTGTTTAGAGAAGGAAAGACTAAAGAAGGTATATCTGGAAATAGAGGAACTATTGTTAACGGAACTAATAAATTATCTCCTTCATTTTTATAAAATTGTCCCTCATTAGTTATTATATTATATTTATTAACACTTCCTCCTGCACTTCCTGTTAAGGAATACATTCCTATACTTGAAGTAATTAATAAATTTCTTTGTGATATTACACTGTTAAATCCTGTTTGATCAGTGTATCCATAAACATCAGAGCCGGTTTCAGGCGTTTTAGCTATAGGAGTATTGGAATTAACCCCAATCACTGCCATAGACTTATTTCGTTCTAATAGATGTTGTTTTACAATAATTCCTGTACTTAAACTTGTACGAGCAGGTACATAATTTTTAATTGCTTTAAATAATGAAGTTTCATAAAATTTAATTAATCTATTATAATCATATTCTTTTTCAATTATAGTAGGTAATCCACCATTGTAAGTAGGATCATTAATAGTAACACCTTGATATTTTTTAAAATAATCTTCAGCTATACGAGTTAATTCAGGATATCTATCATTACTTTCAGATAAAAATCTTGGATCAGCTATTGCATCTGATACAACACCATGTCCAAAAGTACCTATTATATCATCATTTATTTCATTTTGAAATGAGAATCCAACTTCTAATGAATTTAAATCTTCAGTATAACTAGAACTTTGTTCAAATTCTTGTTGTATGCTTCTAAAGGGTGATAAAATAGTACCATATTCATTACCATCAATTACTTGTATTTTATTTTTAATTCTATTCCTAATACCAGCTGCAGGCTGATCCATATAATTTATTTGGGTATTAGGTGCTAAGTATGATGATGTAATTGCTGCTGTATCTGTTCCATCCCACCCTTGGTATACAATAGAATAACCACTTCCCGTATTATAACCTGTTAAATAAAGAAATGATGAAGTGTATAATGATCCTTTTTTATTAACTAAAGAAGGATGAACTGAACCTAACGCATTAGCACCAAAGGATGGGAAATTTATAAAATCAGGTGTTCCCCCAAATTTTAAAATTCCAACAGCTTTTGTATTTTCAGTAGCAGTTGAAAAACCAGCAGATCCTGATACCTCTACATATTCTAACTCATTTCCTAATGGTAATCTATAAGATAATAAATCATAAGAACTACCCTTTCCTGTATTTGAATCTGAATGTCCTTGTATTGATTCAGGATTCATTACATAATCATTAAATTGAGATGATGATAATGCTCTTCTATAATATCTAAATTCTTGAAAAGATCCTGAGAATCCCGTTCCTAAGCTTCTTCCCCCAACTCCACCAACTATAGTATTATTAAGTCCTTGGTTTGAAGGGTATGTCATATATCCTCCTAATATAACCCCTCGTGATGATGGGAGAGAAGCATTGATTGGAGTTGTTTGTCCTCCTTTATTCCAAGCTTCATTTATAGCAGGTATTGGTCCAGCGGGCATTGTAATTGATGTTGATCCTTGAAATCCTATTTGATTCCCATCATAACCATCATATATATTATTTGCTACCTTTAATTCATACTCATTTACGGTATTATCTTCGTTTGATGCAGATATATGAATCTTTCTTTGTAATTGAACAGACCACCAACCTCCATCAAAAAATGGTAAAGAAATAGGATCACTTTCAAAATATCCGTTAGCATTAGCTGTATCTTCAATAATAAATTGCATGGTTCCATATTGGTAATCTGTTGGTAAAACTGCCCCAGAAAATGATCCAGAATTTGATCCTGAATATTGTAATACAATACCAAAATCACTATAATTTATAGCATTTTGGGAATTTTTTACTAATAAAGAAGAAGTAAATAGAGAATTGGGATGTCCTGGTTCTTGACTTATAGGTCTATCATTTTTAAATCTAAATTGTATACAATCAGGAACTGCTATATCTGGAGCTGTTAGATGTTTTGTTTCTACATAGTTAGAATTTAAAGGTACCCAAGGAATTCTTATAGATCCACTAGGTAATAATGCTCCTTTTTTATAATTATATGTAGTTAAAGCATTACTATAACGATTCATCCATAAATCATAATCGTTTTCATCATCCTTATTTTTACCCCCAAATTCACTTATACGAAGCATTGTATTGGGAACACCCCATATATTAATTAATTGTCTTAACCCTGTAACTGTACCTTTTCTTTTTACTAAAGAAACCATATTATGAAATATTCTTTTATATATTTCTTGAGCAGCATTATCTATAGGATAAGGAAATGAGGGATCGGCTAAAGCAATAACATATCCTAAAGTAGATTGTTGTTGATCATAATAATTTATTACTGATCCTGATGCTATATCTATATAACGATCAATATATTCTAAACCAGACCCTGCTGTTGGGTATACCCCTACACCATTAACATTAAACCCAATAGAATTAAAATCATTTCCATAAGTATCAAATCCTAAAGATTCTATTACTTCATCAGCTAATCCTAAAGGTAAAACGTCTCCTGTTAAACTAGAATCTGTATTTCTAACTTGTTCTACAGCTTCAGTATAAAGATACATTTCATCAAAAGTTTGTCCTGTCATATTTACAAACTTAAGATATTGATCATTATTATTATTATTAGTTATAAAAGGTGGAATTAAAAAATATAAATAATCTTGATTATTTTCATCATAAAGTGAAGCTGATAGTATTTGATTTTTTCCTGTATTATAATAAGGATCTAATTCATTAGTACTACCAAACCAATTTAATGCTGCTGAACTTGTTATTGAATAATTTTTATAAGGATAAGTTGTTGAATATTTAGGCCAAGAATTTGATCCTGTTATATAGTATAAAAAATATTCATAACTATCAAATTTTCTAATAATGTTATTTATATTATTACTTATATTATTATAACTAGAAGAATAATCAGGTGTTCCACTAGTAACACCAGTAATAGTTTCAAGTGCTGCTAATTCTGTTTCGTAAGATTCAATTGAAGATATTTTTGATTTAAAGTTATTTAATCTTTCTTTTGCTGATGAATATTTTACAAACTGATTCCAGTCAGACCAATCTTTTCTTAAAATAATTCCTTTTTGACTATTTAAATTATTAAATTGATAGTATGATTGTGAACTTATAGTATTAACTAAATCATTTAGATTTTTTGGTGGGGTAGAATTATTTATTCTATCTTTTATATCTATATTATAATTAGGACCTTTTAATGAAAGTAAATTATCTATAAATTCTAAATTAGGTTGGAAGTCTACTGAATATACTTGAGTTTCTCCTACTTTTGAAATTATTTGTAATTGTTGATCTATTTCAAATTCAGAAGGTAGAGGTTTATATAATTTTATTAATATTGAAGTTGGATCAGTTGACCCAGATATAACAGTTTCTAATTGACTGTTTACAGCTATAAAATTTCTATTATTACCAAAAGAAATATAAAATTCATCAACATTTTCTCTTGCATTTATTTTATTATTAAATTGGTTATAATAAGATTCAATTTGGTTTGGTGTAAGAAAATTATTTTGTATTCTTAATTCTGTTCTATCTCCTGATATTTCTGATAGAAAATAAGGGTGTTGGTTAAAGCTTTCGTCTTCATTTTGATTTTCTTCTTCTGATCCTAGTTCATAATCTACAAAATTATAAAGAGCATAATAATTTCCTGAAGAATATCCTTGGTTATAAATATCTTCAGTAGGATTTATTTCAAATTGATTATAACTAGATGTTGATGTTGATATATTTAATCCTGACTCAGGTGATATAAAGGATCCGTTAGCTGAGTAGTTTGTATTTTGATATAATATAGTTTGTGAATAATCATATATATAAAATTGTACTTTGCTTTTAAATGGAGTAAAAGAACCTGTTAGTTCAACTGATGGAACAATAGCATCTAAACTTAATTCATACCCTTCTTGAATAAAAACTTCAGCGTTTAATTGATTAATTGATGCAGAAACTGGTATAGCCATTTTTTATTATTTATCTAATTGTTGTTTCAACTTGTACCTCTTCAGTATTATTAAGATTTAATCTTCCAGTACCTGAAAATTGTATATTATTATCATTAGGGTCAATTGCATCCTCTATATTAGTAGCTTCTTGAATTAATTCTAAATTTTCTTTTCTTAATTCAGCAATTTCATCTAATAATGCCTGAATCTCAGCACTAATAGTAGCAAAATCAGCATATTCACCACTAGTTTTTGCAAGATACTGATGAGATTCTATTTCTCCAAGCTTAGGTATAATGTAAAAAAACTTATCATAAAGATACCAAAAATCATCTAATACAGCTAAATCTCTATCGAAAAAAGAGGGATCAGGTACATTAACTAATTGAGAAAATTTAGTATCTACAGTTTCATTAAATTTATCTCTATCAAACCTTTGTGATTTTATTATTATTTTTTCCATTACCCATTTATTACTTTAAACATCAAATCTTCATCAAATACTTTTGTAGTACCATCAATAGTAGCTTTTAATAAAATAGTATAATATCTTTCTGGCTCTAATCCTCCCATATAAATATCAAAATAACTAGAAGTTGTATCTGCACTTACTTTAGTATATTCACTATCAAAATTTATTATATATTCATTAGTTTCTGAGTCTTTTATAGCATATTCTGATTGTTTTGGTAAATAAAAGTTAGTTAAATAACCTGATTGTGTTTGGAATATCTTTTTAGGGTATTGAGGAACTGCTGCTATTCTAAATCTTTGTACACTTTGAGGATAATAAACCCCATCATTATTATAGGTAGATATAAATGCTTCGGGTTGAGATAAAGTTTGCATTTGTGATGATGTACCATAGAAAAAATCATCAAATTTTATTTCTAATGTTGGTGGGTAAATTGTATTAGTATCTACAGAATAAAATTTAAATGTTGATGCTTGTGATTGTGAAGGAATTAATTCAATTGAAGATGTTTGTTTTACTATAAAACCTTCATTAGGTATGTCTCCACCTAAACCATAAGATTGACTAAACCAAACATCTACTGCAAAAGTTACATCTACATCTAAATCTATAGGGTCAGCATATGTAAAAGTTTGAGAAGCAGTTACCATTTTAGCAGTAGAGGATCCAGTATACCATGTTCCTCCCCCAGTAGTTGTACCTTGGTTTTGAGAATAAGATCCTGTAGTTCTAGGGGAAAAAGTTCCATTAGTCCAAGATTGTCCTTCTATTTTTGATCTCCAATTACACCCATTTGTAGTAACTGGTGAATTTCCAAATCTACCTGTTCCCATATCCCAACTTTGAGAAATAGGATAAACCTTTAAATATGAGGTTGAATTTAAATTTGTTACTACAGCAGCATAATTTTTTAAACTAGATTTCCATTTTCTTTTTTTAAAATTAGTACCTACTAATGTTAATGAGCCTGATGTTTGTGCTACTAACCCATTTGTTTGAAATGATTGGGATAAAGATGTTGTAAGCAATACATCACCAATTTTATAATTTTTTCCTCTATTAGTAAGAGTAATATTTGATATAGTATTTCCTGTTACTGTTATGTTTCCTATTGCTCCTACTCCTGCTCCTGTAGAACTTGTAAATGGGACATTATTATAAACTTTATCAACTAAATCTGTTGGATTTATTGTGAGTGATCCATTTAAAACTCCTACTCCTGTTGATAAATAACTTATACGTGATCCTGATATATAACTAGTATATGCGCTATCTATTTCATTTTGAGAAAATTTAATTAAATACCTACTAGTTTGGGCTGCATCATCTAATATATAAGTAGATGCTTCTAATATTTCATCTAACCCAGTATTCATTTTTATATTTTGGGTATATAGTGTAGCGTCTTTTTCAGGGAATAGTTTATAAATTGCCATTTATTTAAATATTAAAGTTTTTTAAATCATTTAATTTAGGTTTAACATCTCCAGGAACAATACTTTCATCTATACTATCTGGTATACCCCCTTGTGCTGGTTGTTGGTTTAATCCTTCTTCTATAATTCCTTCAATTTCATTACTAGGATCTGCTAATACTTCTAAATAAGTTCTATTAGGGGTATATTGTTGTAATGTCATAGTTTCTAAAGTTCCTGCGTCTTCGGAATTTATACCAGCATTAATAAATTTTGCTTTAGTAGGGTATCTTAAAACTTTATAATTACCTCCATCCATAAATGTTGATTTAGTACCATTTGCTGCAGATGTCCTATTAGGTCCTCCTGTTCCTCCTTGTTTTGTTCCTGCTGATGGGTCTTCAACATCTAATGCTGATATTTTAGTAGATTGAACTAAATCATTAGTTAAAATATTAGCTCTTACTATACCTTCATTATTAGTATAATATGAATTATCAGCATTATATCTTTGAACAAAACCTGATGTAGGGTCATTTGTTGTTCCTCCATCTATAGCTGTTCCATCTGCAGGTTGGTTTTTTCTAATTTCTTCGTATTCTGCCTCTATAGGTGACTGTTTAGGGGGTATTGGTCCCGGGGTATTACCTAAATAAGTTCCTGGGGCTTCTACTCCTGTAATACCTTGGTCTCCTCTAGTTGTTATTTTAAGTGTATCTTTATATCTTTCTAATAAATCCATATTTTTTATTTTTATAAAGGTACTACTCTTCCCGTAATATCAGATTGTGGGTATTTTAACTCAAAAACCATAGGATCAACTGATGGGTATATTATACCATTATTAGTAGCAGCTTTTAAATCATAAGAATAATCACTATAACCTAAACTTGCTCCTGATATGTTATTTATTTCTACATTTTTTACTGTTTGTACTCCTTCTACTTTATCTAAAAGAATGCTTAAACTATTTAATAAAATAGGTTGGTTTATATTCCAATTGTCTATATTAAAATATTGGGTTAATTCATTTATACAATTAAGTATAACAGTATTATTATTAAAATTAGGTAATACTATTATATCAAAATTACATGTTATATTAATAATATATGCATCTTTAATTTTAATAGAATCATTTATCATCCTATATTCAGATAGATATGTTTTTAAATTTTGTTTTAACGTTGATGAAGCTGTTCTTAACTGTTTTCGAGAATTATAAGATAGCACATACATATCTAAAATAGTAGGTAATTCACCTATTTGATATTCTGCTACTTTGGTAGGTTGTACATATGCTTTAGCTATAGTACCTATATTAGAAGGCATACTTAAAGCTCTAATTAAATAATCTTGTTGTGTAACAGTTCTTAATTGGTTTTGAAAATTACCTAAAGCATTTTGTCTTATTTCATCTATAGTATCTGCGCCTTGGCCTCCATCTGCTGCTTCTATATTATTTGTTGCTACAGAATTAAAAATAGAATTAGCTAAGCTAGTATTTGATATGTTAGGGTTTACAAATACTATATTACTAGGGTTAAAATTAGTAAGTACACCAGATGAAACATTAGATTGTAAACCACCTCCTACTAAATACCTAACAGTTAAAGTTGTATTAGAAGGAGCAATACCATAAGTATCAGTAAACATAAAATTTAAGGGAGAATATGCTGCTGTTAATTTATCTTTTGAAAAAGATAAACCTGTTCCTACATTATCAGGGTTAGGAACTAAATTTTCATCATTATCACTAACAGTTCCAGCTCCAAATCCTAACTGTAATTGAGTAGAATTTAAGAATCTTGTAGTAAATCTTTTTTGGACTTGTTTTAAGTTTAATAAATTGGGAGCATCGTCTTGTATAGCATTAGGGTCCGTATAACTTGCGTTTATTTTTGTTGTAAAAACCGTGTCTTGTGCTAGATTTAATACTTCATACCACTCATCACCCCCACTATCAAAACAATCTAATACATTAATTATACTAGTATCATTTATATTTACTACTGAGAATTTTGAAGGAGTTGTAAATGTAAAATCTTGAGATTTTATAGTTCCTGAAATAGCTTTTCTTGTTTTTTTCAATAAAAATCTATTAGGTTGATTTATATTTCCACTCAATGAATAAATAGAAACATCTGTTGGGTCTTGAGATGATGAAATTGAAAAATCACAAACATCCTCAGTAATAAAATTTATACTTCCATTTTGATTTGAAGTTATTTGGAAATTTTCTGGTATTTTTAATGCATAATCATAATCTGGGACATATGCACCATTTACTGTTTTTGAAGGTAATTGTTGATAAAAAGCTATTTCTGTAGTAGCAACTGTAGTTACTTTAGGTTTATATCCTAGCATATAAGCTAAATCAAATAAATTTGATTCTTGTCTTGCATACTGTATAAAAGTTTCCTGTATTTGGTTATCTAAATAAAAAGATAAGACATCACCAATGTAAGAAGCCATTTCAATAAATAACATTCCCGTTGAGTCTGATGAGAAATCATTATAAGTATTAGGAAAATAAGTTTGAGAATAGTCTATAAGAGCATTTCTAAATGTATTAAAATCTCTATTAGTATAATTTATATTTCTATTTAAATTTGCCATTATTGTAGTTCTATATTAACTTGATCTTCTATTCCTATATTTTGAATTAAATAAGTTACAAATAAATTTATTGTATTTCTATCTGGTTGGTTTTCAAATGATACATTTTTTACTTCTATAGATGGAAAATTAAATGAAATATTTTCTCTAACTCTGTCTTCAATTGCTAGGTTTGTCCCACCTGTAATCCCTTCACCAATAAAATCTCTTAAATTAGCTCCAAAATTTGGTCTCATTACCCTTTCACCTTTATTAGTTAATAACCAATTAATTAAATTAGTTCTTATTACTTCCTGAGTTGTAAATGTAGGATTAAATACTGCATTTCCCGATAAAGGAAAACTAAACCCTAGTGCAGCACTACCGCTTCCCTGAGTTGGGAATACATTATTTACAATTCTAGCCATTATTTACTACTCATTAAATTCATTATTTGATCCATACCTACATTTCCCTCAGGTAATGTACCATTAGCTACATCCATTCCTGGATTAGGTCTAAAAGATTGTACATTATTAGTATTAAATCCTGCTGCTGTTTCACCTAAAATATTTTTATAAGCATCTCTTTTATCTTGAGCAGACATTACAGGAGCTGTAGGTGAAGGTGTAGGAATTGAAGTATTATAAGACTCCATAACTGGGGTTTTAGTTACTACTTTAGGTGTTTTTACAGCCTCTAAGAGTATATCTTTTAATTCTTCTTGTATTACTTCTCTAACAGTTTCTTTTAGTACTTTTTTTAATTCTGTTAACTTCATCTTTAATTTTATTATAAATATTAATAATTTATGTTTTTATATCAATTACGACCCAGTAGGTACTGGTAACCCATTTCTACCAAATTCAAAATACCATTTATCAGCTGTTGTTAAACCAGCATTTACATTATTTTGATTATATGAACTTGAATTTGGATTTCCTCCTCCAGGTGACCAGAATGGTAATTCAGAAGCTACCTGAGCATTTGCATTGTACCAATTTATTCCTAATACATTTTTAAGTTTTATAAGAATTTTAGTTTTAGAATATGCATTTATTTGATCAAATGTTAATCCATTATTAGTTTCATCATTATTAGGAGGGATTAGATTATTAAAATAATAATCCGTAGCTATATTTATTTCTGATTGCCATATATCTCTTATTTCATCGGAAGTAATTACTTCGTTAGCATTTCCACTTATTGGAATTTCATTGATAATAGGTTGATTGTAACCTTGATTTTTACTTAAAAAATAATCTTTTAAAGGATCATTAAAATTAATTCCTGCACCTGCTAAAAATCTTAAATTAGCTGCTTCAAAAATAGCTTGGAAAAGTGGTTTTCGTTTAGCCATTTCTGGTCTTAAATTTACAAAATCATTTCCAATAGTAGCATCATTAAATTGTGTTTCTGCTGTTAAAGCTAATCTTTCTGAATATGGGTATAATCTTCCATCACTAGCATATCCAAATGCCCCATCACTACTCCATCTTTTTGATGTAGGGTTATAACTACCACCTATATCATTTGCCTTATTAAGTATATTTCTAGCAGTAGTTCTTATTAAACTAATTTGACCTGCTATTACTTGATCCGTACCCTCAAAATCTGCTAAGAATAATCTTTTGATAGTTGAATCTAATACTCTATCACCTTGTTGCCACTCATACCCTTCATTAGCAACTGCTTGTTCCAAAATATTTCTAGAATTATCAAATGCTTCTTGAACTAATTGATCATAATAAAAAGCTGTTGGTCCCCTATTTTGGGATAATTCCCAAGCTAATTCATATAATTCTTCTGCTTCTTCTCTGTTAGCACCAAAAAGACTCATTAGTATAATAATTTGATTTTCTCTATAAATAGCTTTAAGTGGATCTTCTTGGGGTTCTGGTGGTGGGAATATTAAATCTTTAGTATCAATTAACCATTTCATTTCATCAACTAAAACAGTATTAGATGATGAAAATGATTCATCTCCTAATAATTCTTCTACAGGTATATTTTCATTGTAAAATTCTCCTGGTGGTGGAACTGATTCTTTGTTTTGAGCTATTATTTGTTTTTTTATTAATGAAGTATCTGTTGGGGGAAATGATAATCTTAAATAATAATCTCCATATAATAATCCTGGAGGGGTAAGTAGTATTTTTTCTAATTCTGCCTCAGTTAACCCTGATCCTAAAATTGCAAAATCTAAGTCATTTAAATTATCAGCGTTAATGTTAGGATCTTTTTCTATACAAATATTAAGGGCAACATCAAATTCATTTAATTTAGTAATTACTTCACCAACATCTTTACTAATTAATTCTAAAGCTTCAGGTATAGATGCTAAAGATGCTTCTTCTTTTTCTATTAATGTTCCTAAATTATCTAAAGAATCAGCTAAATTATTAGTTACAGATAAAGGTAATCCTATACCTGGAGGTACAGATGAAGGTATGGGTAGTTGTTTTATTACAGTTTTTCCCGCGCTTAATGCTTGAACTGCTACTTCAGATCCTTTAGCTACTTTATTTAATAAAGCTATTTTTTGATTTATTTGATCTAAAGCACCATTGATTTGGTTTTTTTGATCTATTAAAAGTATTAATTCATCAGTTGTTGGACAACTACCTTTAAATCTTTCGATTAATACATCTAAAGTTTTATTAAATTGAAATGTAACTTTAGTTATACTTTCAACTATTTTAGATATAAATTTTGCTAAAGCCATTACAGAGTTCTTGTTGTTTTAGATTTATAAAATTCAATTGAAGTTAACATAGCTTGTGCTTGTAAACCTACTTTGGTAGCTGTTTGAGCAACTGCAATATTAGGAGTAAAAGGTACAGGTGTACCTACAGTACCTAAAGCACTTGTTAAGGAAATAACATTAGTTAATAGTTTTTGAAAATCAGCTAAAAATTTATCTCCTAATATTAAGGGTTCAGTAGTACTTTCTTCTTTATCCCCTAACATTATTTTAGTTCCAACTTTAACAACAAAATTAGCAGGGGTATCAAAATTAAAACCTTTTTGAGCTCCAAAAGATATTGTTCTTGCAGAACTAAGTAAAATATGATCATTTTTAGAATTGAATAATAAACGACCTGAATTGACAATAACTTGGGAACCATTATATGAACTAGGTGAGCTTGGGATTTCACCAAATGCAGCTGTATATGAACTATAATCAGTACTAGCTGCTCCTATAGGTATTTGTTGGTTTGATGTTAAATATAATGAAGATTTATCTGTATTAATATTTTCTACTTGGGGTACCCAAGGATCATCTTCGGTTTCGGATTGACCATTTTTTATAGTAATAATAGGTTCACCATTAACCCCACTATTTGACCAAGGATTGGAAGGTGTACTATCATTAACCGTACTACCAAATCTTATAGTATTACCCCATCTTCCTTCAATTAAAACATCACCTTCATAGGGTTGTAAATTTCTAATTCCAATTCTTTCTTTAAAAGTTATACCTAAATTAATATCATCATTACTAGAATCAGCTTGTAATTCAACTCCTGATTCTGTTTTTGAGTAATTTTTTGAATTAGTATCTTTTGATTCTAAAGAATTTGGTAGAGCATTATGGTGAATGCTATTCCATATATTAATACTTTGAAAATAATAAAATTGTTTACCACCACTTACATTTTGTTGTGTTGTGGCGTCAGGAAGAGAAATAATATATACAATTTCATTTATTAAAGGAAGAAATTTAATATTAGAATATAAAGGAAGAGCAAAACTTAAAGTTTGTAAAGGTTTTCCTGATGGGTTATTTAACTCTTCAAATAAAATTCCTCCCATACCTGAATATTCTCCGTATTCTTTCCAATTAACAGGATAATCTTTTCCATTTAAAGAAACAAATTTAACTCTTACAGGTATTATTGAGGGAGAAACTACTGAAGATTGGGGAGTTGTTTTTAATGAATTTAAACCCGTTGGTATTCTAGCCATTGTTTTTATTTTCTTTAGATAATCTTTCTAATTTATCCATTTCGGCTAATAATTCAGCTTTTTCTTCTTCTGATATTCCGAACTCACCCTCATCATTAGTATTATTAACAGCTCTTTGTATAATAGTAGCCATTTTTATTAATTGTTCGTCATTTTTCACCCCAATCTCTAAATATTCTTTTATTAAAGGTACTATTAAAGTAGCATCCCCTATTTCTTGAATTAATGGTTTTAATTCACTTATTAAAGATGAAATTTGTTCTTTTTTCTTTGTTTGGTTATCATATATTTCATGAAGAATATCAGAGAATTTTTTATTACCAAATATTATTGAATCTAACTGTCCCATAATTTTTTGATTATAAATATTAAATTTTTAAGTTTTTAAGATGGGAAAAAACCTTTTTCATAATATACTAAATATTTTTCTTTAAATACTTTATGAAGTCTATTAGCTATTTTTGTAATTTTTGGAGTTTTTACATCAATCATTTCTCTTATATAAATGTAAAGTGCTTTTTTATTAAAAACATCTATAGCATCTCTTTTTCTAAATAGTTCTAAAATACAATCAGCAATTTGGGCATCATATTCTTTAGGAAAATAACCATAAATATTTTTTGTCATATATTTTACATATAAATCTATAAAGATAGATAATCTATCTCCTTCTTTATATCCTTGGTTATATAATTCATCACCAAAATTATTATCTGACTCTATAAATTTTTGAGAAGTTTGTTCTAATTTAGGATTTAAAATAAAAAAAGTATTATCCCCTACATCTAAATTCTGATGTTTGGTAATATCTCCCATATCAACAGAATCTATTTTTTTCTTATAGTTTTTTTGGTTGTAAATTATTAACCATCTTTTTACTATAGTACCAAAATAAGAATATGCTTTAGCTCCTTTAGAAGGGTCAAAAAGATGGATTTTATCTAAAAGAAATACCATTATTTCATGTTGTAAATCTTCTAAATTTTCTACACCGTCTGTATAATAAAACTTAAAGGTATGTATTATGTTTTCTGTTAATTTATAAAAAGGATAATGTATTTCCTTGGAATATATATTACTTTTAAATTTTTTATCCTTACTTAAATTATATTGAACAATAGCATCTTCTGTTTCTTGAGTAAAATAATTTCTTTTCTGTCTTTTTTTCTTAGCGGCTTTTATTATATTATCCATTTATCACAATTATAAGTTTTTAATTTTAAATCCATTTAATAAATCTTGTATTGTCATAACTGTTTTAAAGAAAAAACCTATTTCATCATCACTTTTAAATCTTCCTTGAGCATCTAATTTTTTTAATCTTACATCTGATACTTCTATTGCCTTTGATATTTTATTTAAATATTTCATGTATTCAACTAAAATATCTTCTTGTTGTTCATTTTTTTTCATTAGATTGAAAACTGCAAATCCTAATACTATTGATAATGCTGAGAGAATTGATATTAATATTATTTCCATATTATAAATTGTCTAACATACTTTTTAATCCTGGGCTTGATATGTTACCTAATGCTTTAGATTTAGTTGTTTTTTTAATTGTAAAATTTTCTTTTGATTTGGTTTGATTTTCTTTAAATTTTGGCAACCACTCAATTTCAAATTCAATCCTAGCAGCCATCATATCAGCCTGGTGTAGTATGAAAGGTAATGAAGTTCTGGGTTTTTGTTCAGGCATATAACCTTTTAAATATTTATCATTAGCTGAATCATATAACCCATCATGGGTTTGAATAGCTATCATTTCATTAAAAGTATATTTAATACCATTATCCTGAAGTAAAAATAAACCTCTATCTGGAACTGATGAAAATGCTAATTTTTTATTAAACATGTAATCTTCACCTAATTTATCTTTTCTCCATTTATCTGTTTGAGGAATATATGATTCATGATCTGCATCACCCATTTTCCCTAAATCATGATTAATAGCTGAAAATACTAATTCTTCAGTTGTGAATGTACTCATATCACACCCAAAAGATTTCCAAACATCAGACATTGATAAAGCTGCATGGACTACTCTATTAACATGATCAACATACCCACCTGGAAATGCTGAATGGTATTCTTTTTTATGAGCAGCTGGCATAAGCATAATACGTTCTGCATATGTTTCATAAAATTTAGTTAATTGTTCTTTGCGAGGTGATGAAATATAAGTATCAATATTACTTATAAAGTCTTCCCAATTAGATTGTATTTTTTCTGCTGTTAATTTCATAACTTTTATTTTAATTACATTGTATCTTGTTCACGATCTAATAATGATTTTACCTCTTGGATTAAATCTTTAGATTCATTAATTACATCTTTAAATTCTTGAATGTTGGCATTAGGTCTACTTAAAATAAACTTTAGAGTTTGTAATTTACCATCTAGTTTATCCATTAATCTTATGCATGTGTTTTTATTTCTCATAATTATTTAGTATGTTAGTATATTTTATATTTTAATACTTATTATCTCTATTATCTAATATCTCTTATCTAATATCTCTTATTAATATTTGTACCTTAATACCTAATATTAATTTATATCCAAGATATATAAAATTATTTGGGAATCCAAGTTATTCTGAAAGACTATCTAGAATTTTTTGAAGATGAGCACACCTTTCATATTCTTCTGTTTCTATAAAAAAAGAAATACCTAATTTTAATGAAGTATCAAGATATTCATCTGAGTATGTTTTAATTCCTTTTATATGATCCTTATTAGATATATCTATTTTTTTAATATAATTCCATGCTCTATTATATGTAACAAACTCACCAGCTTCTTTAACATCATTTAAATCTAAATCTTTGTTTGATTTTTGGAAAAATTTTACTATTTTTTTGTTAAAGTTTATATGGTTTAATATTAATTTTTTATACATTCCTACCCAATACGTTGGGGTGTTTTTAAAATCCATATAAGTAGTTCCATTATCTACTCCATCAAAATCATCATTAGATCCAAATAAATGAAATATGTTATCTAAGTTTATCATATGTTATAAATATAATAAAATATAACTATAAACCCAAATTATCCCCTAAGGGATCCTCCACCACCGGGCTTATACGACTTGCCCTGTTAAATGCCGTTTAGCTAGGGTACCTAATTAGGCAGCCATCGCTAGTTCAACTTGTTCGCCAGTTATGCGTATGATCTTCATTATATTCTTACTTTATGTCAAATACCTGTACATCCCCGTATTTTATTGTATATATTTAGTGGAGATGGTGGGAATCGAACCCACGTCCAAAAAAGCAGCTAATATAATTATAAACGATCAAATATAAATATTATATATCCCAATCTTCTTCAGCAATCTGTAATGCTAAAAGAGGAGACATATTTCCATCTGATTTAGACATTGTTGTTAAAGCATAATATACAACTTCAACTAATTTTTCTTGTCTGTTTACTCTATTAATTATTTCAGAAATTTTAATAATCTCATCACTTCCTACTTTATCTAAAAACTCTTCTTGAAATTTATCCATTTTATTATTATTATTATTATTTATTTAAATCAGTATCAAAAAAGAACATTTGCCACAATCTACCTGTTTCTATATTATGTCCAAAATATCCCATTGAACTATGGATAGATTGTCCATCAAAAATAACCATTCTATTATAAACATTCCCAAATGTATCAACATCTTCATATAAAGTTCCATCTACAAAAGTTTGTTGTTGGGGAAAATAATCAAATATGTTTTCGCTTTGGGATGTATGGTATATTTTAGATTTTTTATTTGCTACAACTTTAGTTCCTGTTTCAAAGGGTGCATTTGGTGTAAGAAAAATCATAGCAGCCCACTGTTGTTGATCAGCATGGTAAACTAAAGGTGGGACATCTCCACTACAAAAACCACTTTGGAATACCCCACAAATAGAATAAACATCAACCCAATTAGTAATATTACAACCCATTGTTTCTTCAATTTTTTCTTTTACCCCATCAAATATAAATTGTTTTCTAGTTCTCCAACCAACTCCTCCATGACCTTTATCCCAATACATTTGTCCTAAAGCATAATTTCTAACAGCATCCGGATCTTCGTAAAAGTTATCAATTATCCATGCTCTTTTATTAGCTTTTTTATTTACTTTAAATTGATTAGTTTCAATTAATCCCCAATCTGATTCATTATTTGAATCTTTTGTATATATTTTTTTCATCATTTTTTATTTTTAATTAATTTAATATCTGCTCTTAATTTTTCAACTTTATAACCATATTTTTGAAATGCTTTAATAACTTTATCAACACTTTCTTTTAAAGTAAGTCTATTATTTTCAAATAATATTTTATCTGGAAATAAAGACGGGTTAAGGATACAATTTTTTATATAATCTAATAAAATTATACAATCATGTCCTTCTGTATCTAATTTAAGATATTTTACTTTTTCTATATTATATCTTTTAATTAATTCTTTTGTATTGATAATTTCAACATCCTGAGCTTCTAATATTGCTAATTCTTTTAGTCCCTTTAAATCAAAATTTATCCTTTCAGGTCTTTTTAATCCTTTAGTAGGATTATTTTTATTTTTACTAATAGCAAAATTAAATCTTAAGTGTGAAGGGTGGGGTTGAGAAATTGAATTACACCCACGTAACCAGTTAGGAAAATTATATTTTTCAATATTTTCAGGTTTAACATAAAAAATTTTATCAATTCCATTATAATTAGATATACCTAAACATACTTTTTTGACATTTTTTTTATTGGGTAAATTATCTAAATATACTTGGATTGGTTCAATACTTAACCCTTTAGTATTATTATCTGCATTTTCTATTAATGTACTAAAATCAGAAGTTCCTATTTCTATAAAATCGTATTCCATTTTTTAAAATCCTAAATGTTTTTTTCTTATATAATCTAAATCCCATGAAGTATAAGAATTAAAATATTCTTTATTATTAAATGGAAATTTGTAGGGACATAATCTTCTCCAATGCTCTCCCCATTTTTCATTTAAATATTCGTAATTTTTTAAATCAACCTCATCTAATTTTTCTTTCATTTGGGGTTCTTCTTTAGATGTTTGTTGACCATTTTTTTCATAATCCCAACAATTAGCTATTTCTTTTCCATGTAGATAAGTATTATCTAATCCCCTACAAATTTTTGGGTCTAAATTTAAAATTCTCATTATATAATCTGTATCTTCTCCATAAGCCGGATATAAATTTTCATCAAATAATCCTACAATTCTTACCCCCATTTCAGTTATAGCAAATAGATCATATGTACCTACATTATTTTCACCAGCTCTAGGATGAATCATACTTATTTCTTTATCTTGTGCCATATTTGAAAATTCTTCTAATAAACCTGGTGAGAAAGCAACATCATGGTTAGAAATTATCCAATATGGTTCCATTAAAAAGGATTTAATGATTAAATTCCAAGCTGCTGGGACTCCTAAATTAGAAGGTAAATGTGTTATGTGTATATTTTTAATAAATTTATTAGATATATTTTTTAACTTATCTAATTCCCTATTAATCTTTCCTCTTCCATTATTATTAATTATAAATAAATTATCTACAGGATAATCAATTGATAACATTAACCTCTTTACCCAATGAACTCCATTTACTACTGGGACCCCAATAACAGGTATACTTTTTTTATCTTCCATTTCTTTTATTTTTTAAGGGCCAATAATTATCTCCATAATAAGTACAAATTTCTTCACTAATATTTATATCTCTTTGAGCTATAAAATCAAAATGGTATGGAATTTTACTATCAAACCATAGTGCATTATAATTTTCATCATGGTTATAAATGCAACCAAATCCTAAAGGTAATACGTGTTCAATAGCATTAATTTTTGGATAATTAAAGATGTAATCATGTAAACTATTACTAATAGGATCATCTGCTTTAATACAATAACATGTTTCTATAAGCTCTTCCTTTTTAATAAACTTATCAGTAAATACTCCATATCCTTTCTCATCAGTCCATTTTACATATAAATTATTAGGTACTTTAATTTTCATTTTCTTTAATTAAATGTGAAAGTCCTAAATTTTCTATAACTTCACTTATTAATGTTTTATATCTTTCATTTAAATCATTATTAGGATTATTAATTAATTCTATAAATAAATCTGTACTTTCTTGTGTTTTTCCTATATGCCACCCTGCAAGAGCTTTATAATATAAAAATACAAAATATCCATCATATCTATTATAATATTCAAATTTTTTATCACTTAATATATTAGCAATTCCTATACAAGCATATGAATACATTGTAAAATACTTTTCTTCAGCAGATGCAATTCTATCACCACAAAATTCTAACCATAAACACATAGCGTTATAAGCTTCTGGTCTATGTGGTGATTGTGATATTGCTTGAAATATTTGTCCTCTTTCAAATACAGGTCTTCCACCTACCTTAGCCATACAATCCCAAGAACATAATAAACTCTCATAAACTAAATTATCATTTTTAGACAATTCAGCACACCTTAAGTAGTATGATAAAGCTGATGCATATTGTCCTATATCAAAATAACTACATGCTAATTTAAAATTACATATATCTTCTCTAGGGTTAAGGATATATTTATTTAAATTTTCTTCTAATTTATAATTTCTCATATTCTATTTTTTCTAATATTATTTTTGGCATTTTAAGTATGTATGCTGCATTATCTTGAAAACCAAAGGTAATCAATAAATCCTCACCTACTTCAGTTAACCCACAATTAAATTCAATCATAGCATCCATAAATTTAAACTGTTTAGATACTTTAACTATATTCCAATCTTTATCATAAAATACAAATCTATGATGATAGTGGGCATCTTTTTCATTTCCAACAGGGTGGTATGGGAAAAAACATTCATGTGTAATACATAATCTATAATCACCAAAAGGTATTACTTGTGATCCTCCCCTTAAATCTCCTGTTTTTAATTTTGTATTAGATATTTTCTTACTCCAATCTTTTTTTACTACAGGTTCACAATTTTTGTTTTTGCAATCAACTTTAACTAATTCTACAGGATCAGCATGTCTAAGAAAATGGTAAGGCATATCTAAAACTGGCATCCAATTTTTTTCAAGATATCCTTCTTTTTCAGGAACCTCTATCCTATCTCTTGTAACTTCAACAAATCCTTCATCACCCAATTCAACCTCACACATTTCCATCCTTCCAGTTCCTATTTCATCTATATCTCTTCTTACACCACAGGTATATAGTTTATCATCCCATCTAAATAGTCTTACATCTTCTTGTCCTATAAAATCCCAAAGTGGGGATTTATCATATTTAGTAGTATTAATTTTACTTAATCGAGTTATATTTAAATCATCATCTAAATGACATAAATAATTAACTGTTTCTAAGAATTGAAATTCTTCAGGATTCATATATTGCATACACCCCCACATACCCCAATATTTTTGCTCAAATTCAACATGATGCATAACATATCCTACATGCCTTATATTAACTAATAATCCTTCTTTTTCATCATTATAGATAGTAGCATTACATAATCCTGTTCCTCCTGTAAGTTTACTTGGGATTATTAAAGGTTTTATACTACCTCCATGCTTTAAAGATAATTTAACTAAATTAGTTTCTTTTGGATATAACTTTTTCCAATTCATATATCAATTTTTTATTTGTTTTGCATTATTCTGTGACATTCATATTATATATATTATACAACGCATTAAAACCGCAAAAAAACGCGGTTAAATGCGCATATATTAATTTATTAACAAGCATATTCTAAAGCTTTTGAAAACATTTTTCTATTTAAATCTAAATCTTGTTTAAAGTTTTTAACAATTCTAGCTTGTCTAACCTTACCTGACTTTGTTCTGTAATGAAAATTTCCTTCAATAATATTTTCTTGAACTCTATTAAATACTTCCCATAATCCATTACCTCTATCTTCATTACGTTGAGATTCTAATACTTCTCCAATAGCTTCATCACTAACTGTATTATCTGATCCCTTAACTCTAATATCTAATAAAGATTTAGCTAATTCTAATACTTTTTCCCCTTCTAATTCAATATTCTTCATTTTATTCATAGATTCAACAGTTAATGGTAATTTTTCAACCATTTCTTTAATCATTTCTTGAAGATCTTCAAATGTATAACCCATATGACGCATTTTTACATCTTCAAATTCTGTATCTGCAATAACTAAACCATTTTCACAAATCATTCTAAATAATCCTGCTGTAAATGTAAAAGCATTTTTACCAT